ACATTCACGGGTGTGGTAGTGGTCATTCTTTTTGGATAGAAATGAAGTCAACAGAGGACAAGTTTCCTATCTTGTCTAAGTTCCAAATGGCATGGTGTTATGAATATCAAAGACATGGAGGTGTCGTTTTCGTGCTGCATCAAGCCCTCTCGCACAGAGCTTTGAAACTTTACAGAGTGGCCGGTGAGGTGGATCCCTCGTCCCAGACCTCGTTTTCTCGTTCCCTCGTTTTGGTATTAACTCTCACCGACCCGGTGCCCGGTGAGAGCTGGCAGCGCCTGAAGGATGCGCTGGTAAATAGTTCTTGACATAGTTCGGATCCTCGTTTAATACTAAAGAAATTTGTGTGTTCGCATACATATTTCCTTTCGCCCCCGTGCCAGTCTTCATCTGCTGGTACAGGGGTTTAAATCCTCGTTTCCTATTCCTCGTTTTCTAATCCTCGTTTGAGTTATAACTCCTGACCCCCTGCAGCTGGGCATCCTGAGCTGGGCACTGGCGTCCACAGAGTTACCTGTGTCCTGTGAAAATTACCTATTCCTCGTTCCTCGTTTGTGAAGCAACACTCCTCACCGATCCGTTACCATCTGGAACCAGGACCCTGAGCTGCTGGTAAAAATAAAAAAAATAAACGCTTGACATTTAGACCAAGACATCTTATCTATCATGGGATGATATACACAATACTATTTTGCACAGCGTATGTAGGCCTACTACTGGTCACAGGCGTTATTTACTTTTAAGGAAAGGAGAACTACATGTGTGATGAACAAAAGTTATATGATGATAATTACATTACTAAAGGTCAACTAAAGAACATTAAAAAAACAGACAAACCTGAAGAAGGAAAAGTATATGCATTGACTGGTGCCAAGGGCACTGCATGCATCGCCAACGGTAACACATGGAAAGAATCGGAGGTGAAAGATGACTAGCACAATAAAAGAATGGTTAACTGAAGGAGAGAAAGAAGAACGTTTCCTAATATCAGACATTGCGAAACAAGGCTGCGCCGGTGGCATCGGGGGCCTGATCTACTACAACGAGACGTCCTCGTTTTATGATGATCATGAGGATGAGATTTGGCAGGTCCTAACGGACACCGCGGATGCAGCTGGGATCAAGAATGGGCTGCAGCTCTACAACATATGTAAAGACCCTTCCTCGTTACGAGTACTGAAGAACGACCTCGTTTGGTTTGCCGTTGAAGTATGTGCTCAGGAATTAGATGCTTCAGCACGGGAAGAGAAGCTGGCTGCTTTCGATAAAGAGGTAGAAGCTTGTTCCTAATCGCCTTCCTCGTGTTCTTTTCAATACTTTATCCAGAGACAACCTCGTATCTCGTTTGGATCAGCGTGGCACTGCTGGTGATGGCTTCTACAGGAGCTGGGGACTGGGGAGCTGATGCGTCAGAGCAGGTAAGATACTGGTGGAAAATATGGTGAAAATAATGTTTGACATATATCCCATGTATGATAAGAGTAGAGAATTAACTAACAAAGGAGATGAACATGGGTTTAGACATGTATGCCTACAAGACGAAGAACGTTGTTGAAGATAAAGTAGAAATAAAAGAAGACAACAGAGAGGAGTTGGCTTACTGGAGAAAACACAACCGATTACATGGTTGGTTTCAAAGTAAGTTTGAAGAACAAAATCCCTACGCAGACAAAGAGTTTAATTGCGAAAGGCTTTGGCTCAATGAAGGTATGATTGATGAACTAGAGCAAGCGATACAAGGCGAACTCTTGCCTGAAACTCAAGGCTTCTTTTTCGGCGAAGATAGTTATCAGTATGATGATGAGGAAAAGAAAGAGCAGAAGGCTTACGATTTAGGCTTTGTTGAGAAGGCTAGAAAAATAATGAAAAAAGGCGAGTGCGTTTACTACACTTGTTGGTGGTAATCCTCGTTCCTCGTTGGCTATGCCAAGCATAGCCAACGGCTATTCCCTAGTAACCTACGGCACCTGAGCGTGCAGAGATTTCTAGGGAACGGCTTAACACGTTCGGTGTGTGAATCTTTTGAGTAGCTCCTGTTGGGTTCACACATCTTTACAAATTATTTCTTGTCAGACCAAGAGGTCTGTGATACACAAAAGGAAAAGGAGATATATATGACAGACCAAACAGATAGACTGATTGCCGAAGTTCAAGCAAAGAACAGGGCAGTTGAGCATGAAAACATAAAGAAACAAAACCACAAGCTAAAGCGATTGCTCGCAGAGATGTGTATGCACGCAGATGAGGACACACCATCAGAGCATAGAACCAAGCACTTCACTGAAGCTATGAACACCTCGTACGACTACTTGCATGAGATAGGACATCTAAAAGAACCCAACAAAAAGCAGGAGGAACAATGTTAGTCCTCGTTTTAATCCTCGTGGTAGCCACATTGGTTATACCAGATTAACTCTACACCAGTGCCCAGCACTAAAACTTCTTAAATATAAAAACCCTCACTAAAAATCAGTGAGGGTTGTCCACAAGCACACTTAAATTAAATTAAAATAAATATAAATTAACTGTTGCAATTCTCATTTAAATCTTTATCTTATCTAGGATAAGATAAATTATTATCTTATAAATTAAATAACAATAAGGAAATAAAAATGCAAAACGCAAAAAAAACAAAAGCAAATGCAGTGAGCAAGGCAGATGTTAGAGTGCTTAAAGCATACATCAATCAAGCTTACTTGTTAAACAAGTATCAGACATTAAAATCAGATACTAAAGAAGTTGTGAAAGGTATCTTTGATAGACTTAAACAAAATGTTTATATCATTGATAACAGTTCATACATTCAAAAGATTGAACGAACTCAAAGAAGATTTGATAGTAAGTCATTTATTGAACACGTTAAAAACAGTGGCGATTATAAATTGCAACTGTTAGTTAATGGCTTTTATAAACAAATAGAAACACTTGAGTTCAAGCCTTTCAATGATACATTAGAGAAGATAAAGAAAGGAAATACTAATGCCAAATAACAATGACAATAACTTACCATCAAAACTATTCTCAACCATGCTTGATAAACATTTAGGCAATGAGATAGACAACAGTAAAATCCAATCATTGATGAGTGATGACAAGTTCAAGTCGCTTAACTATGAGATACTCTATAAGTTTATGGAAAGTGCTGTTGAGGAGTTCATACTACTTAACAATGGCAATCCATTAGTTGATGATTTTAGAGAGAGGATATTCTCTAAAATGGGTGATGTAATGAACTTGCTAATGGGCAATCAACCACCTAGAAACGACTAACAACTCTCTCATGGTGGCGACTAGGTCGCCACCATTCCCCCACCTCCATAGAGGTACCAACCACCCAACAACCACCAAACACCCAACCCGACCCCCGACCCCCCTTTTTTTGTTTATATGGTACCTGACGCTTGGACTTTACAATCGATTTCATACATGTATAGATATATAAATACTTATGAGTCTAGATACATTAACAACAGATCAATTAAGAGATCGTGTAGAAAAATTATATATTGAACACATAAAAATGTGTCAGGACAATTTTTTATATTTTGTTCAAAGCGTTTGGCCAGATTTTATTTGTAGAAAAGAAAGGGACCCAAAAAAGTGGGGGCACCATCAACACATTGCTCATGAGCTAACTAAGATTGCAAGAGGCTCAAAAGGGAGGCTCATTGTTAATATGCCTCCTAGACATACTAAATCTGAATTCGCATCTTATTTGTTTCCTGCTTGGTACATAGGGAAGTTTCCTAAGAAAAAAATTATGCAAGTTTCACACAACGCAGAACTTGCTGGTAGATTTGGTTCCAAGGTAAGAAATTTAATTGATAGCAAGGAGTACAAAAGTATTTTCGGAGATGTTAAACTCCGTGAAGATAGTAAGGCAAAAGGACGTTGGGAGACCAATCATGGTGGGGAATATTTTGCAGCGGGTGTTGGCGGTTCTATCACAGGACGAGGGGCGGACTTACTTATTATCGATGATCCACATACGGAGCAAGATTCATTATCTGACTCTGCTATGGAAAGAGCATACGATTGGTATAACTCAGGACCACGACAACGTTTACAACCAGGAGGTTCCATTTTGTTAGTAATGACAAGATGGGCTCAAGATGATTTGACTGGTAGATTATTGAAGGCTCAATCTGAAGCTAAGGCTGACAAATGGAAGTTAATAGAATTTCCTGCAATACTAGAATCAGGTAATCCTGTTTGGCCTGAGTATTGGTCATTAGAAGAATTAGAAGCAGTTAAAGCATCTATCGTTCCAAGAAACTGGAATGCACAATATATGCAGGACCCAGTTGCTGAAGAAGGTGCAATTCTAAAAAGAGAATGGTGGCAGAAGTGGAAAGGTACAGTTCCTGCA